TGAACCGTCTTTATCATAACCACCATCGAGAACTCGATCTAAGAATCCATATCCTGTACTAACTTTAGCTCGTTTTTCATTATAGTGATCTTCTGCGTTAAAGAAATCAAGACCAATATCTGAATTAAAGATAATTGAATTTCTATCATTGATTAATGCCTTTGCTTTAGAAATAATATCGTCTGCGGTATCTGGAGTAACTTCAGTTGTTTTAACATATTCAATGATGTCCATTAAAGATGAATCAAAGTTTCTCCACTTGATCCAAGATTCAGTAGTTTGTGTTAACCATTCTTCATCATATTCTCGAAGATCAACCGCATAGATCATGTCTACGATATCTTCATCAACTTTGCCTTTTATCTTTGGGTTTTGAATGAGAGCTTTCATCTGCTCAGCAGAAGGTGTCTCATGAAACTTTTGGTAAAACTTATTAGCTAAGAAGTGTAATGTGTCAATATCATCAAGGGTATAAAAGCCCTTCTTAATTGTCTCTAAGTATTTTGGTTTACCTAAAGATAACTTAAAGAATATTTTTTCAAACTCTGGTCCGAATTTCATGTAGTTGTAGTATATACCCTATTATAGAGCGTTTGTTGATATTGTTTCAAATGATATTATTCTAGTGTAATGTGACCTGCACCAACTGACCATGGCTCTTCTGCCCAGACGTTAATTGCAATTGCACCTCTAGTTCCCTTAGTAACCTCTTGAACTCCGTGAACAACTTCACCTGGATTAAAGATTACAAGTCTATTTGGACGGGTTTTAATTAACTCAGGTGTCTTTCCTTCGCCATCTGTATAAATTGCCAAATCGCCACCCTCAAATTCAAATCCGGGAGGATAGTATACACATCCTAGAACTGGAAACATTCTATTACCCGTCTGTTGACGATATACTACGTCATCGTCTAAGTGTAATTCAAGATAGTTTCTACGACCTGTCATTTCAGCAGATTGAATACCTGTCCAATATTCAAATCCATCTGCTGTAATATTTACATTCGATAAAGGAAATTTAGTACCCCAGATATATTGTGTCAATCTTTGCTTTACGTTTGAAGCTGGTTTAGCCCACCAACCCTTCCAATAGGTATATTTACCAGTTGGATAAAAGAAATCATCGCCTTCAGCTGCGATATCGTTTAATAGTGTTTCATCTTGAATGAAATCATCAAATACTGCTATCATAAATATGGATTTATTTTTATTTTGTAGGTTTCTTTTCCGGGTTCATCTTTTGTTTGTTCAATTAAACCCAATTGTATTGCTCGTTTAAGACCCTCTTCTGCATTCTCATGGTTACCCTTTGAAAAATATCGCATTAAAGCATGTTTGCTAAAGGTATCTTTTTGTCTATCAGGTCGCTTTACTGCTTCATTGATAAAAATGTACAATATATCAAATGCATCTGGAAATGATTCTAATGATTCATGAATTCCTAAGATATACTTAATTGGAAGCTTATCCTCTGATATTTTATGTACATTAACTTTCATTAAGCTTCTAGTGTTTCATTTAACATATCTTCAATATCTACTGCGTCGATTTCAGTATTATAGTTAAAGATTGGTTTAATGTGCTCATTAATTTGCTGTAGAACTTCTTCTGTGAAAACTTTACTTGTAAAGAATTCTTTATTTGTTACAGTTTCATCAAGGTGTTTACAAATCCAGGTGCGTGCAGTTGCTTTAGGAATTTTTTCACCTTTTTCAATAACTCCTTTAGCTACGCCACATACATCCCATGCAACATATTGTTCAAGACCAACGTAAGGATTCATACCTTCTGAAAAGTGTAAGTGAAATTTAATTGGATGTGGTTTTGCAAAACGATTCTTATCTGGTTTAGCATTAACTACAATACCAACCTTTTCTGCTCCGTCCTTTAGTTGCGCTTTATTTAACATAAGAACAATTGAGGCTGCGTATTGTGGACCTGTTCCACCACCTGCAATTTGACGAGAAATAAAGTCTTGTGTTTGGTATGTGTGATTGGTGAATAAGAAAGGAATTTTAAGGTCAGCTAGAGGAGTCATAATAATTCTAAAGATCGACTTAAGAACTTTAGATCGAGTCATATCTGCCTTATCTGAACCTGTTGCAGCATCTTCGATTTCCTTTGCTGTTGCTAAGTTACCAGCTGAATCGAGTACTATCATTACTTTGGGAACTTCTCCACCTTTACGTTTAATATCCTGCATCTTTTGTGTGATAGTGGTAACAGATGTACGAAAATCTTGAACCGTGTTGATAGGTTGATAGTTTACCATAGAAGTATCAATACCAAACTTTTCCATTTGCTCTTTATCTACTGCCGCTTCTGAATCATAATAGATTACATTGTAACCCATGTTGATTGCTTCGCGAACAGAGTTTAGCATCAAGAATGTTTTACCTGTTCCAGATGGACCTGCAATTGAACATGAACGGTTATTTGGCCAACCTCCAAAAAGAGACCCACTAACGCATGCGTTTAAGTGATAATTACCTGTGTTAATCCATTCGGTAACTTCACTGAAATTAGATTGGTTCATAACGGAACCTAGAGGATTTAAACTTGCTAATTCAGCATTTAAATCTTCAAATGTAAATTTATTTTTCGCCATTTGTATTTTCTTTATTTTCTTTTAGTCTCATTTTGTCTAAAGTTTCAATCAAATCTTCAGTTTCATCCTGTATCTCTGCCATTTGTGACTTTAGAACACGTAAACGAGCATGAATCTTTGCATACTCTTTAATTTGTTGTAACTGTTCTTCAGTATACAACTTGTCGCTTTGTTTTGGATCAATTTTTGCCATCTTCTTCTCTAATTACATCAAATATAGTTACTTGATTCTTATTTGGTTTTTCTTGGTCTTTTTCAAAAGACCAAACCATTTTTCTAATTGCATCACCAAGTTCCAAATTATTTGGATACTTTTTTACCAATTCTCTAAGTGTTTCAATTGTTACTTTCATAATTAAAATAGTGAGGTTGAATAAATTAAATTTCTATTTAAAGTTTGTAGACCAACTGATGTTAACACTCGATTCAATGGGTCAATGACGCTTTTTTCAAATTGAATTTCATAATCAATTTCTGGTGCAATTTCGTACGGGTGATCACCTGGCATATAAGCAAACATATCTGAAATAGCATGTTTACAATGATATAATTTTAACTTTTCACCATTACCAATCATCTTATATTTGTTTTTATACTTTGAATTAGTATTCATAAGATAATTGTAGAAGCCTGCAGCCTTTACGTTAGGAGGACATTTAGATCCAATTTGAAATTCAATTGTATCATCTACAATATACTTTTCGATATTATTAGTTCTCTTGTTAAATGAAATTTGATCAACATCTGCTAATTGAAATTCTTTCTTACATTTCTTCAAATAATCAACTAGTTTTTTAAGAAGATCACCTGTTGGTTTTTCTGAAAGTACAATTTTAAGAGCTTCAGTTAAGTGTTTACGTGCTAATGCAGGGGTTGAAGATTGGATTGTATCGAATCCAATTGTTTTGATCTTTTTTAAAGTCGGATATCTATCGTCAATTGATAGTTTATCTTCCCATGCAATATTTTGTAAATACTTTTTCTTAGCGAGCCAAATTCCAGAATATGCAATAGTTTCAAGTTCGAACATTAAGAAGTTATCCGTGTTTGTTGCTTCTGCATATCTTTGCATACACTTTACAATATAATCATTCAATCTGAAGTTGTACAACTCCATGATAAACTTGTCGATTGTCATGCTTTCTTCTAGCCATTCAATGGACTCGTACATCTCTTCAAATTGAACGTAACAAGAATCTGTGTCAATGTAAACCACGGATGGCTTATTAAGATGATTCTTAACTTTTATATTAAATTTCTGGTGTACTTCTGTATCTTTATGCCAAAATTCTTGAAAGTATTTGTTAAGAATTTTTTCAGAATAAAGAATAGCACTTTGGCCTTGCAGGGTAATTGACTCCGCAATATCGATATTGAAGAAGTGAAACCACTTATTACCGAATGCACCATAGATAGAGTTCAACGTAACTTTAACAGCTTGTTCATATGCTGTATATTTAGTTGACATCATTTCATAGTACTCGACTAATTCTTTGATCTCTTGTTTTGTAAGCTCGTTTTCAGGCTTACTAATAAGCTTTTCTATATTCTCCAATACCATAGGTTATTACGCTGATGCGCAGGTTGCGATTGTTAAAAGTGTTTCTGAGTCATTTGAACGAAGAACAACGCGGTTATCTAAAACGTTTGCTGTGTAATCTTCTTTATCCAAAAGATTCAAATACTTTTTAAACAATGTAACTTTACCTCCTGAAGTACCATCATAATCTGGTGTAACAAGCATATTATATGTGTTACCGGTCAGTTTAACTCCTTTGCCATTTGCTTCGATTGAGAATGTTTCTTCTTTATCCAAACCGAATAATGAACGTACTTTATTTAGTGTAGTGTAATCAATGTCAAACTTGTATGCTGCAGAGTCAACATTAAAGATAGCTTGAATCTGTGCGTCTGTCAAATCTTTGTAACCCAAAGAAGGTTCAGAGCATGCAAGGTTGATCTCGAGTTCATCGTTATAGATGCGGAAAGTAGTTGCAACACAATCATCTTCGTTTTCGATGAATTCAAATTCACCAGAGATTGAATCATATTCAAACTGCTTAAATGCATCAGTTAACTTCTGTGCATCGAAGAAAGCAATCTTCAATTCTTTTTCTGTTGTGATTTGACCTTCTTCGATTTGGAACATTTGAGCCAAAGGAATACGGTGGTGCTTAACTGCATCTCGTTGAGGCAAATAAGCTGAAGCTTGTACAACTCCATCTTTGATTTTGAAATAGATGAAAGAGTCAATGACTTTCAATCTATTCACAAAGCTAATAAAGCTGTTTTGATCGACTTTGTTAATCTTAATTTTCATACTGTTTTTGAATTTAATATACGTTTAGGTATTATAACCATAAACCGCATAAAGTTTCAAAAAAGTATTACTCTTCAGATTCTTCAGTTTCTAAAGATTCATCAATGCCTAATCCGATTTGATTAGCTTGATAATGAGCCATGTATTGCTCTCTTGTCATTCCTAATTGGTCAGCTTGCCAACCTACAAAATCATATACGTGTTTCTGTTCCATTATAGAGTTATGTATTTATAATCTATATATCTTATTTATTATATTTGATGGTCCATGTATTGACATCACTATCTACGATTCGATTCATTTCGATTTGACCTGACGAAGTTGACATTTCAGTATTAATTCCACCTTTAATATAAATAGATTGAATAGGTTCAATTGTTTTATTAATCCAATCATCACCAAACCAAATTAAAAGATCTTCTGGAATTGATACCCATTTGCTCTTCTTAATAAAAAGTAAACATCCCCATCCTTTAGTGATATAATGTTTATTTTCAAGTAAAAAATCTTCAAGTTCTCTAACTCCTATTCCAAATATATCATTGTTGAAGCAATATGTATTGCAACCTATTGCCCCATAACCCTCTAATTGATTTATGAAATGAAGATTTGAATTTATGTCAAATTCTATATCATCATTTGATATTATAACATTTTCGTATTTTGCTAATGTGACACCCAGATTCCATGCCCTATTAACATATATGTTATTTTCTTGTTTTATATGGACTAATTTAGATTTATGATTAAAATCAAACGATGGTGCATCATTCTTTGCGTTATCTATTAATATAACTTCAGATACAAGATCACAATCTAAATAACTTTGAATTAAGTTAACTGTGTATTTGCTTTTCCATAAGGTTGGAATAACTACTGAAAACATAAACCTATTTTTATTTATATTTATTTCTTTAAAAAAAGTGAGGCCAGGAAGTAGCGAACTCCTGGCCTCGTTCCGTTAACTATAACGGTCCTAAGAGTGGCCATCACAGCCACACCTTTAATTATCTATCCATCACAAGAAAGACAGTCAGGATCGATCGCAGCTGCTGCAATATCTCCTCTAAGTACGCTTTCAGTTCTCATATAATAAAGAGTTTTAATACCCTGATCATATGCTTCTAAGTGAACTTGATTGATGAATTTTGGTTCTGCTTCTTTTGGAAACGCAAGATTTAAAGAAACTGCCTGATCAACGTATTGTTGTCTAACGCCTGCTTGTTTTACCAATTCTAATTGATTGATTTCTTTAAACGTCTTGAATATTGATTTAAATGGAATATAATTATCTCTTTGAAGTTCTGATAATCTTTCCATTTTATTTTTATGTAATGGAGCAGTTTTAGATGAAACATGTACATAGTAGTCATCGATCCATGAAAGACCAAAAACACTACCACCATCAACTAAAATCTGGTCCCATGTTTCCTTTGTGTTTTTACCGATTTCTTCTAAAGCTGCTTCAAGAGTTGGATTCTTACGAATGAACGTTCCTTTTGCAGTTTGTTCTGTGAAAACATTGGCAGCCCATGGTTCAATACCCGCTGAAACATTACCGCTTAATTTAGAATTAGAAACCGTTGGTGCGATTGCTCTTAAGTGTGTGTTGCGCATCCCTGTTCCAACACACCATAGAGGTTCACCCATGTCAGTTGCCATATCTCTACTTGCTTTTTCACTTTCAGTTTTAATCATTGAGAAAATCTTACGAGTTTCAAATTGAGCTGTTAAACCTTCAAACGGAATATTACGTTCTTGTAGGTATGTGTGCCATCCAAGAACTCCAAGTCCAAGTGCTCTACCTTTTTCTGCAGAACGAACTGAGTTTTCAAATCCACGCATAAATTTTGCCTTTTGAATGAATTCTTCAAGAACACCATCAAGAAACCATGTCGCTGTATAAATAAGATCTGTATCCTTCCACTCATCATACTTTGCAAGGTTCACTGAAGATAAACAACAAACGAATGAGTGATTTTCATCAGTGTGTAGCGTAATCTCAGAACAAATGTTTGTCATATAAACCTTTAATCCATTCTGTTTATATGCATCTGGATTTGAACGATTTACATTGCCTTTAAACATAATGTATGGCTCACCAGTCGCTCTACGCTTGCGAATAACTGCAGTCCATCTTTTACGAGCTTCTTTGTCGCCAGCTTTTACCTTTTGCATAAAACCATCTGAAATTACAACACATTGGTGTAGGTTCAATGATTGACGGTTTACATCTCCCTTTGGTTCGCGAATTTCTAACCATTCCCAGAAATCTGCATGTTCAATATCAATATTAACTGAAGCTGCTCCTCGTCTTACGCTTCCTTGGTTAGTTGCTAAAATAGTTGAATCATAAATCTTACAAAATGGAACAATACCATCGCTTGTTCCGTTGCCTCTAATCTTTGCACCGGCTGGTCTGATTTGGTTAATACCAATACCAACTCCGCCTCCGTGTTTTGCTAGCAACATCATCTCTAAATTCTTTGCACCAATATCATGAATTGAATCAGCTACGTCAATACCGAAACAGGAAATTGGAAGGCCTCTTTCAGTTCCTGTATTTGAAAGAACTGGAGAAGCTAAATTCAACCATCCCTTCCAAATATAATCAAAGAATTTACTTGCCATTTCTGGTTTTTGTAAACGCTTTGCCACCGTTGTTGCCACTCTCCAATATGCATCCTTTGGTGTTTCACCCTGCATAAGATAGCCATTGCTAATTGTCTTTACATAAATCTCAGTGTTGCCCCATGTTGGAAAATCTACTCCGATTTCCCATCCTAGGGTTTCACCATGATTAATGCTTTCTACTTTCTTTCCCATATAAATTTATTAAAATAATTCGTCTTCATCCCAGTTTTCATCTTCGCCTGCCTTAGAATAATCTGTAGGTCTGGTTGCAAAGAAATCTGTATGTGTTGTTCCACCCGTTAAGTGATAAAACCAATCTAATTCAGAAGCAGCAGCTTCATCATATTTCATAAATGGTCCATCAGTGTAACCTAATTCTGCAATTTTTTCGTTTGCTCTTTTAAGAATAAACTGTTTTAGATCACTAGCCTTTAGATTATCAAGATCTCCCATTTCAAACATCTTATCAATGAAATTATGTTCCATGTCAACCATGAGCTCAGCTGCACGAATCACATCATCTTTTACGTCCTCTTTCAATTCAGGATATTCTGTGGACATGTGCTTAAATAATTGACAGCCCATCTTAGAGTGTAGTGATTCGTCACGAACTGACCACTTCATCTGTTGACCAATTCCTTTTAACAAGTTTCTCATTTGAAACGAGTAAAGAACTGCAAACGATGAATACAATGAAACTCCTTCAGCAAACGCTGAGAAGATTGCTAGTGATCTAGCAACTTGCTTTCTGGCAGTTGCTGATTTTTGTAGGTCCTCATGAGTCCAATCTGCTTCAGTTGAAGTTAACAATTCAAACTTCTCTGAAATTGCTGGTTCATGTAAGAATGCTGAGAAATCTTCAAGACCTAATGTTTCGTTTAAATATGAATATGCAGTTGCGTGGATTGTTTCTTGTGATCCAAATGCCATTGCCATTTGTTTGATTTCATGCTTAGGAAACCAATGCGTAACCATACCTGTCCAGTAATCTGAAACTGCGCATTCAGTTTGTGCAAACCCCAATAAAATGTTACCTACTAAATTCTTTTCTGCATCTGTTAATTTTTCATTCCAGTCTTTGACATCTCCTTGCATTGAAATTTCAGTGTGTAACCAAAATGCTTGCATTTGTTTTAACCAACCCTCTGTGTAGTAAACCGGATATTCAAATGGCTTGTATTCAATTCTTTCTTTAAATAAATTAGAATGTGTATTTTCCATTTTTTTGTATTTTTTTATATTCCTTTTAGACTATAAAAGGCCTTTCATCAGAAAGGCCTCTTACTTGTATTGAATGTAGGTTATATATCTACGAGTCAATATTCAGAGCCCATATGGGTTAAAGTTATTATGTTATTCTTTTCTTAAGTTGGTCTGCTTTTGTGAAATAATCATACGACATTTTCTTATATTGTTTCCGTTGGTCGTATAAATCTGTTAATATCTTTTTAAGAATACTATCTTCTTTTTTATACACTACACCGTTATCGCAAACAATAACTTCTTTATCTTCTCTTCGTTCTTTAATCTGACTCTTATAAACTTGTTCAACATATGCATCCGGTGAGATGTTAAACTGTCTCATAATAGAAGGATATAGTGAAGCAAAGTCAAATGCACTAATTCCTTCATAGTAACCTACAATAGGTTCTTTAACGAAAGCTCCAACGTATTGACCATCCTTTTGACCATCTTCTCGTTGTTCTGTTCCAATTCGCATTCCTTGTTCAGCTAATTTACGAGCCATAAGAGCTTCTGTGATTGCTACTGGAGAACTTGCTTTATACAGTGGCATCTTAGTAATATTCGCCAAGGTTAAAAGAACTTCCATTGATTTAAGTTTCTGATCTATATAATAGACTAACACGGAGTCAACTACGTTATAGTATATGTATTTAGTAAAGTTATCTCTATAAAGATCTTGGAGTGAACCTGTGAACTTAATTTTATTTGTATTTAATACTTGACTCGAAACATAATCGAGTGAATTAGATTCCTTTACTTTAACTGAGCGATCATATTTATCATACAATTGCATGTAGTCCAGAATTCCAATGTGAAGTGGGCGTGAATCAGTTCTATCAACACTTTGAGTCATACCAACTTCATTAATATCAATTTGAAGTCTTTTACAGCGATTAACAATATATTGCCAGTCATAGTTGATAAAGTTCCATCCTGTCATCATTGGAAATTTAGGTAAGAACTTCATTAAGAACGTGTATACCATATCATATTCAGTGTTGAACTTATGGTATTTAAATTCCCAATCTTGATCAAAATCTTTGAAATATTCATTAGTATCATCTTCAATCTTTTGAATACTCTTAGGATCCATATCTTCAAGACCTAAAACAATCGCTTTACGCTCAGGTGTAATGATAGAGAAAGAAAGAATTCTTGATTTAGCTTCTTCAGCCTTTGGAAAACCATCAACGATTTCAGTTTCAATATCGACAAAATATGTCTTAGGCATATTATATGCCAGTAGTTCTTCTTTATCTCTTTCTGGTAATCCATCAATAAAATAGACCATTGAGAACTTATTGAACTGGCGAGCTGGACCTAATTTAACAGGTCGACCATCCCAATTTTTAAATTCAGTACTTACTCCTCGTTCTTTTTCGTCACAGATATACCAGTTTTGAAACTGTGAAATTGGATATTGTTTAAATGCTACTTTGCCTTCGACATCATAGTAGGAAATGATGACGTCTTTGTCTCTTTGCTCAATATCTAAAATCATTAATAGTTATTTTTCTGGCGGTTAACGTTTTCTTCTGCTTTTGCGAAATAATAGTTGTATGCTGTTTTTGCATCTAATCCGATTGAGGCCGCGTAGTTTATAAAGAAGTGTAGAATGTCTACCCATTCCATATACAATTCTTTCTTGTCGCCATCTGATAGATCTGAAACTTTCATAGTTTCATACTTTGAGAAATCTTTCTTCCAGTATTTCCATACTGCATTGCCAGATCCATCTTTAATACCGCCAAGTGCATCCGTCATTTCATGAATTTCATCAACGACTGCGTGTGTATTAACATGCCAGAAGTTCATAACTTCTCTAATTGTCATATCTTCAAATTTGAAACCATAAGTCTGCTCTTGCATTTTCTTTTGGTTTTCCATAATATCAGCCAAGTGTGTAGTTGACTGGTCGTAAAAATCTTTTACTTCAAGATCTTTGCATTCGTTATCTATATTTGCCATGTAATTTATACTTAGAAAAGTGAGTTTGTTTTTAGTTCTTGAACTGGACCTGGTTTATTAGCTCTTTTTGTTACATTAGAGATAGCTTCGAAAAGATCTGTGTTAACTACTTCTGGTGCGTTATGTAGTTTAGCTAACCGAAGAGAGTTCTTTCTAAAGGCATCTCTGCGTTTATGGTCATTAGCCAATTCTAAGATTTGAGGAATTGAAGCTTCTACATTATTCTTATCAACAAAGATTGCAAAATCTTCTAATTCAATAAAAGGAACCTTTTCTGTTCGGTGGATTACGTTCTCTCCCCAATGTTTATCGAATAATGGAATTGTACCCGCTGCAATAACTTCACACATTGCATATTCAATCATCGAACCATAAAGACGAGCTGGAAGATTAAAGAACTCTGCACCAAACATTGAGTTTGAAAGCTCTCCCATTCCTTCAGCTAAATTATAAGGACCATAAATGTATACTTTATCATCAACCTGTGGATAAATTATAGGATTCTTTTTTTCATTAACTTCAAACACATCTTGGCGAGGAGAACGGTCGTCATTTAAGAACATTGGAAGAGCACCAATAGAACGTTCAACGCCACGAGCTTCTGTTACAAAATCATTACCTTTCAAAAGGTTCATAATATCAAACATACGGAATGGATCCTTAAATCCAGCAAATCGACCAAAGTAAGTAACTCGTCGCATTTGTTCTTCAGCTGGTTTCCAAGTTGGGAGCCATGCATCATAATCATATGGATTTAGGTTCATTTCGATAAGAGGAGTATCTGGTGCCTCTTCTCTAAGTTTGTTTGCAAAATTAGAAGTCAAAGAGTAGTTGAACATAGCGTCCATCTGTGTCATGATCTCCCAATACTTGTGATTCTTTGCAAGGTTTTGAGTATTGTGATCTAAACAGTTTCCAACTTTAATTGGATTTGTTAAACCATATACACAATGCTCAATGAAATCTTCATTGAACTCATCGCCCACTGATTTGTGTGGAAATGAGGTGTAATAAACTACATCGTGTGAGTTTAATTCCTTTGCAATTTTTGGAATGTCTGCTCTTTTAAAATACGTTGTAACAATGTCTGTTGTTTTTTGACGTGGCCAAACCTTTTCAGTAGCTGAATAGATGGTTGCTTCATGACCTTCTTTAATTAACCAATTGTAGAATTCAATAGTGTGTCTTGTTAGACCACAACCCTCTACTCCTTTTGCTAAGACTAATGCGATTTTCATTTCTTATTTTCTATTTTTAAATCTTCTATTTTAATATAAATCGGTTCTGTACTTTTTTCAAATAACACATCGACAAATATAGTGTTATAGAATTCATAAAATTCGGTTATTTTGCCATTTCCTAACTTTAGATGGCTAACAGCAGTACCTCGAGTTAAATCATCCATTATTTTGTTTTTCATTTACATAGTTATCAAGACCTTGAATATAGCCGATTGCATCGAGTAAATTGTCACGCTTATGGTTATAACTTTCACGTGAAAATTTAAGAGCAATAAGAGCCATATACATTTCGCGGCCAGTTACATCTAGACCTGTCATACCTTTAAAAATGAGAGCAGCTCGATCCATACCTTCAGAGAAAGGTCCATACATACGATCTTTTTCTTCAGATCGATTATTGATAAGTTCGTGAGCTTCTAGTGAGATTGATTTATTATCCATGTAAAATATGTTTGATTAATTATACCTTATATATGCGTTTTGTTTCTGGCATTTGTTGCTTTTGGAGAACTATCTTTTAATGGACTTTCTTCATTAACCCACTCTTCTCGACCGATCGCAACTCCCATGATTTTAACATATGGGACGCCTGTGCTCTGTGCAATTTGTATTGTTTTTTGAATAGCTTCTTGATTATCCTTTGCCATCACACAACATACAAAGTCTTGATGTCTACTAAAAAGCCTTACCATTTCTCGATCATCTTCGTAAGGTAACCAATAAACTATAATAGGTCTAGTTTCCATATGCATTCCATATTTTACGTTCTTTAACTAAGTTATTCCATGCTCGTTTAATTATTGGATCTCGATCCTTTAATATGTGCCTAGGCTGCTCTGAATGTGAACGAGGGAATAAATCTATTTGTTCGAATGTAGGTATTGTTCTACCTTGTGAAATGGATCTAAGCACATAAAAAAGCTGCCTAGTGGTACCATCAAAGGTTTCCATGTATTCTCGTATATAGTCAACATCAAGACTAAATTCCTCGGCAAGTTCTAATCTAAGTTGACTAAGCAATTCGGCTTCACGCTTAAGATGTTTTTCCATCATTATACCAACTCGCTTATTTTTTAATTTTCGTCGATCTCTAATTTTTTCTTGAATAATTTCTGGATCTCGAGTGTAGCTAAATTCATTTTTAATTTGTTGACATTCTATCTGATATAGGAGCTCCTCTAAATGAGTTTGTTCTGACAATTGATCATATTCAAACTCTCCAAATTCAATTCGTTGAAGAAGGCGAGAATATCCTTTCCAATAGAGATCTTTTAGTAGTTTTCGAGAAGTATGAAACCTACGCCACCATGTGAATTGCCTATTACTCATCTTAAATTCTACCTAAATGTGCATTAAATTCTTTCATCTCTTGCTCTTCATATC